ACGTTGCCAGTTACGTTACCAGTAATGTTCCCTGCAAAGTTTGTATTGGCTGTAATGGTAGTTCCGGTGACTGCCGCTGGTGTATTTGCACCCAGAATACCGTCTACGTTGGTTGTGGTTAAAGTCGTTACTGTCTGGGAGGTAGCAGTGCCGCCTACGACACCATTGATTGTCGGGGCAGTTAAAGTTTTGTTTGTTAAAGTAGCTGTTCCTGAGTCTACGTAGGCTTTAATTGACTGTTGTGTAGCAACTTTAGTTGCACTATTGGAAGCCATATTGTCTTCGTCTAGGACAGCGGAACCTGTGATAGCCGTATTAACAACTGGACTGTTCAAGGTAGGTCCGGTTAACGTACCGCTTGTAACGTCCATTTTAGAGTTAATGGCTGTCTGTAGAGCTAAAACCTCAGTATTGAAGTCTGCACCGCTTATTATCTTTTCGGGGTCAGTGCTAAGAAGTGCGTCTTTTCCAGACCATGTAACTTGTGGTGTATAATTACTCATCTAATTCTTCCCCTTTTATATTCCACGAAGTTCCTGTTTCCACCTAAACGCATTCTTTCGTCTGGTTTCTTCTGTGATTTTCTTTTTCTTTTTCTTACGAATAAACTTACCTGATGTACGCATCTTAACTGGTTTCATCAAACACCTGCCCTTATGCCGTTTCCGTTAACTTCGTGATCGTTAGCCCACCTGTCCTCTGATGATGTCAAGATTAAAGAAGGTACGGACAAGGAATGTTCTGATTTACTTTTGCACTTATTACAATTAGTGTTCCCATGACGTTTAGCCATTGGTCTAAACTCTACCTGAACGTACCCACAAGATTTACACGTATAGTTGTAATTTGGCATTATTTTTTCTTTGACTTCTTTTTCTTTTTTTTATGAGGCATTTAAAGCTTCCTCTTTCTGTTATTCAGTAATAGAATGGAAGCCCCTTTTTACAGAGGCTTCCTTAGACTATTTAGGTAGCTGGTACAACGAAGGCTACACCACCGTCATTACGGAGTTCACCTACGCCATAGATCGTATCAGAAGTAAACAAGTCACCTAAATATTCTTGTTTATACTGAGTTTGTGAACGAACACTGAGTTGCTCGACCAATGCTACAGCGTCTTTGTGTATCATAAGTCCAACTCTCTGTGCGTCACTGTTAATGGACGGGCAGTTAGAAGAAATATATACGTCTATACCGTAAATACTTCCAATTTTACCTGTCTTGATTGCGGAACCGTCACCAATGTACGCTTGCTCAGTAAACCTGTTTATACCAAGCATGTCGTTCATTGCTATCGGAGGCAACACCAAAGACCTGTTGTCCATAGGAACGTCAGCATTGTCCAGAGTCAGGATCATTCTGCGAATACCTGCGTCTGTAATGTCTGAAGCGTTTGAGGAGTTTCCGGTGTATAACGTTGCACCATGTCCACCAATAACCGCTTTTTCCCATAGAGCAGCACCCGAACCGCCTACTGTACCACCTTGGAGTCCCTCCATAATGGTAAATAGATCGTCGTCCACCTGAGTCGCAAGAGCATACCCAGCATCGTCAGTGTAGAAACGACGAAGCGAGGAAAGTGCCTGAGTTTCCGTAATGTCTTCAATTACTACAGAATACTCATAATGCTTGTCAATACTCAAGTTAACGACAGAGTGGGTATCACCCTGCAATACAACCTGAGTATTAGCTGCTTTGGCGTTAGCCGAACCACGGACAGGAGCAGGGATATGAATAGTGTCCCCTTTCTTGCCACTATGGTTTATTTTAGTCACAAGATTACCAAGGACAAGATTTTTCTTGTACCCGGCAATCACTTCATCCGACCACAGTTCTGGAATAAAATTCGCAGCGGTTGTGACCGTCTGTTGGGCAGTACCTAAAGCCATTTTATTTCTCCTTCTTCAGCTTTTATAGGTTCTTATTTAACCCTGCCGTCTGAATAAGCCTGAAGAATTTCGTCTTGTAAACTCTCATAACGCTCAGGATTGTTAGTACGAAGTCTGATTAGATCAGCCCTACGGTAGATTTTCTTACCTGCTTGTGACTCCGAAGAAGTCCTAGATACGCCTCTGCCAGCTTTAAGTGCTTGATCTCGTTTAACTGCTTTATTTGCTTCTGCTTCACTTGTGTTACTAATGAGTGATCTTTCTTTCCAGTTGCCTATGAGTTCCATAGCTGAATTAAGATCGTAGTTGTGAGCAGAAACATATAGCTCTGTACGTATCGGGCTTTCTTGGACCCACTCCTGAAACTTAGGGTCACCTACGACCTCAAGATAATCAGGATGCGCTGATTGGAGTTGCTGAGTTGTTGCATTGGCTGCTTGAACCTTCTGCTGCTCTTCAAACTCGCGGAACTTCGGATGATTTTCGATGGCTTTACTGACTGCCTTGTCGGGGTCATCAAAGAAATCTATATCCTCTGTATTGTCGTCTCGCGCCTCTGTTCCGCTTTGGTTAGTGGTAAGTTGTTGCTGTAAGATACCGTCAGTTAACTTTCTGAGTTCTCCAATCTCCTGACCTTTCCGACCAAGTTCTTTTTCAAGATTTTCATAGGAAGAAATAACGTCCTCCATTGATTTTCCTTGGAACTTATCCGGTACTTCAAAAGACTGTTCCGCTTCTGCCTGAGGTTGTTCCGCTTGAGGTGGAGCCTCTTGGTTTATGTCCGTAAACTGTGCCGCTTCTTCTGGCGTTTCTACGGCTTCTTCAACAATTACACTATCACCCATATTACTAATCCTCCTCCGTCCCTATATAAAAGATTATGGAGTTAAACAAAATGTTGGAGTTAGGTCACTTGTTAATCTAATTGATCCAACGCTAATTTGGTGGTTTCCTCTAAATTAATAACCATATTTAGCATGTCCACCTGACCCCTTCTTAAGTAGAGGGTCTTTTCGTCGTCTATCGTTTGAATTTTCTCAAGAGATTCAGCCATTGAGGTTAGCTCTTTAGTAAAGAGATCCCATGCTTCAAGTGAGAAAAGTTCAAGACGCTTCTCTAAAAATTCTCTGTCCGTCAACTGCCACGTTCCATACGTGCCTTGGCAAGATTAAGTATTGTCTCTGACTGTAAGTGTTCCACTTCGGGAATATTACGTTCAGTTTCAGATTGAATATTCTGTGCTTCGATACGGAGTTTTTCTATCTTAGCCATCTTCTCAGCCAATTCTATTTGTTTTTCTACCAAAGCGTCCTCCGACTGTGTTCCCTGAATTTCAGACTGTATCTTAGCTGCCTGAGCCATTTCCTTAGCTGCCCCGGCCTTCATTTCCTCTATCTCCATTTGGAGTTTCATGAGTTCTAACTGTTGAACCATCTGCTGCAACTGTGCCTGTTTAGGATCTGGCTGCATTGTCTGGGCTATAGCCATCTTCATGTCTTCCCTGTTTGCTAAGGAACTATTTTCAAAGATGGACATAAGAAGTAAACTAAACGGCATGGACCCTTGTTGTGTCATGGACAACAACTGTATCATCTGGGTCATCTCCAGTTCCTTAGCCATGATCCCCATTGTAGAATGTGCTACAAACTTATAGTCTCCTACTGGATAACGATCTGGAGCAAACTGAATGTACCGCCAAGAAGCTTTCTTAATCAGAGGTACAAGAAAGTTTTCCTGAAAATTCATAATGGTACGCTTCTGCCTCTTTATTGAAGCTGCCTGAATCATCGACATTCCTGAAGCAGTAGAATTACGTGGATTAGAAAAGTTACTGTTGGCACTGTCCATAGCCCCAGTACCCGTTTGAACCATACGTTCAAGCTCTGCTGCCTCTGTAAATGTGGACTGAGCAACCTGACCGAAATTAAGGGGCATCAAGGTCTGCCGTGGATCACCATTCGTGAGTATGGTCTTCCCGGCTTTGACCTCAAATTTAACCCCCCTTGGCAATCTTGTTGCGTCCACGCCCATCATTGGATGAGTTGTAAGAGCCAGTGCGTCTATCCTTGCACGTAACTCAGCATCAAGAGCTTTCTGAGGGTTGTACCCCTTTTCTGCTATGCCCCTGCCCCAGAACTTATTGGGAACTCTGTCCATCTGAAAGGCTACGAAGGGTCTGTCACCCATAAGATAAGGATTTTCGCTGGCCCTT